AAGTAGTCGGTTGTCGACGGCTGTCCAAAGCCGCCGACCCCGTAGCCGCCGGTGCCGTAGCCTGCTCCGCCGGCCCCATCGATCGCGCCGGCCGCGAAGCCCGACGCCGGCGTGATATCGAACAGCGCCCCGCCCTGCCAGAGTTGCAGCTTCGAATGGGTGCCGAACGCGATATTCAGCACCGCGGCGTTGTCGGTCCAGGGAAACACCGTTCGGCAGACCCCCGTCAGCGGATCCGCCGACAGGCTCTCCCACCCACCGATCGTCTGCGCCCGCCCCAGCCGGAACCGCACATTGGACCCATCGGCCCACCGCCCGTTCCCAGCAAAGCTGGTGTCGTCGCCGTTCAACCCCGGCGGAAGGTCGAGGGGAATTCGCATGCGGAACTCCTGCTGCTAGAAGCAGCGTTATGAAGATCATCGAAACTCTCGCCGCCGACTGCAAGGTATGCGGATCGGAGGTGCGGCCGTTTGGCCGCATCGACTTCAATCGTTCGTGTGAAGATGTACGATCATCTGCGTTGGCGCCGGCTGGCTACGAGATCCCTTACGTACGTTGCGTTAGGTGTGGGCTGATTTTTACAAGTGCCTTTGATCAATGGTCTACACATGAATTTTCTTCGTTAATATATAACGAAGAATACATCCTCGTAGATCCGGATTTTATTGAATCTAGACCTAGAAATCATGCAACGATGATTTCTACCGAGTTGCGATCATTCGAAAGTCAAATACATGGGTTAGACTACGGCGGCGGAAACGGTCTATTTGCCAAGCTGATGCAAAAATTTGGCTTTAATGATTATCAATCATACGATCCGCTTATCGCCGAATTCTCGGTGAAACCAGAAAAATTGTTCAACTTAATCACTTGTTTTGAAACTTTAGAGCATCTACATCAGCCAATATCTGCAGCAAACGATATATCATCTATGCTTGACGATCAGGGTATTGTATTTTTTTCTACAATGATTCAGCCGGAAAACATACGAGATATTGGAACTTCATGGTGGTACATCGCGCCAAGAAACGGGCATATTACAATATATACGAAATTGTCATTAAATATTATGTGGAGAAATCTGGGATTTGAATTCGCGTCATTCAATGACAACTATCACGTTGCATACAAGAAAATCCCAGATTTCGGGGTCAGCCTGCTTCGAAAAGCGCGGCCTACCTAAGATATCTTTAATCGGCCAGCCCCACTGGGATTCCCAGCTGCTCCGCGGTCTGCGTCAGCATTATTTCCGGGCGTTGCTCCTACGCCAGCGCTTAGCACCGCGGAAAGCACGCGAGTTGCGTCACAATAGCTCGAGCCGCCGCCGCCGCCCCTAGGCAAGAAGAGATTGTCAGGATCACTTGGGTTCGAGATTGAGCCACCTGAGCCGCCCCCGAAATAGCCGCCACCACCGCCTCCCGTCTGGATGCCGGCGGCCGTAGCGTTGCCACCTTGCAAAGTGCTTCCATCCTCTCCGCTGGAACCCGAACCGATCCCGCGGCCGCCGCCAGAGGTCTGGTTGCCTCCCTTACCGCCAACGGTAGCGTCCTGCGCGCCCCCTCCGACCAATCCGCCACCAGCGCCGCCGCCACCCAGTGACATGGCATTTCCTGCAGCACCGCCGCCTCCGGCTGCAATCAATACCGGAGAGGCCGCCACTTTTCTAAGGCCGGAGAACCCGCCACCGCCGCCACCTCCGATCCCGCCGCTGCCTCCGCCTGGCGAACCGGCCGCTCCCCCTGAAAATGAGGAACCCACATCAATGGTGTAATTCACACCCGGCTCGAAGTAGACTGTCCCGCCCGCAAAGCCTCCGGCACCGCCGTTCCACGTGGTGCTACCGCCCCCGGCGCCCCAGGCTTTTGTTTGGGCATAGAAGGCCCCTAGCGGGGTGATAGCCCAAGAACCGGGCGCCGCCAGATTCAACGGACCATTGGCGTCAAGATCCCAGGCCGATTTGCCCGAAACCGGGGGCGAAATCAGGAAGGCTCGACGATTAGACGCTAGCATGGCGATCTTCGAGGCGGTCATGATGCATTCAACGCGAGCACTGCACCGGTCCAGGTAGTCCCGCCGTTCATCGTGAGGAATGAGATGACGCTACGTCCGTTCGGAAGGGTCGGAGCAACACCACCGGACCATGCAACGGACGTCGGCCATGTAGGTATAGCCCCCGCGAAAATTGTTAGCTCCAAAATGAAAGCTTGAGCCTTTCCTGCGGTCGCACCGACGAAACTAAATGACGTATTCACACTGATTGTCTTGATAAAAAATTCTCCCGTAGATACATCAATAGATGCACCTGTAAGAGGCAAAACTTCTTCCTTTACACTTCCGGCGAGAGTGTAACCATTGGTGATCGATATTGCGTCAAACGCGCCAATGTCTGCGGACTGGATGCGGTGAGGCAGCCACGCCGTTCCGTCGCAGTAGAGGTACTTTCCTCCATTCCCCGTGGCGGCTGGGAGACTGCCGGTCGCAGAAAGTACAGAGGCGGCGATAAAGTCTTTTAGAGGATAGCCGCCATACCCCGGCGTCTTCACATTGATCCCGTCGCAGGCGACCTGGACGATGTCGCCGGCGTCGACCACCACGACCGCGCCCGCGCCGGTCGTCAGCGTCACGGCCGCCGAACAGGCGTTCCACACCAGGTAGCTCTTGCTCACCGACGGCAGCGTCACCGTGAACGGGCCCGCGCCGGTGAATTTCACCATGGCGGCGCGCGCCTCGTCGTCACCCGCGTTGGCGGTCGCGAGCGCGCCGTCAGAGGTCAGCGGCTTGGTCAGCCAGCCGGCCACGGCATAGTCGGCATGGCCCAGCACGGCGTTCAGCTTGTCGCCCCACAGGTTGATGTTCTCGCCGGTGAACTGCAGCTCGAACCGCAGCGAGGGAGACCAGGACGAGGGCATCAGCCGATCACCGCGCCGGTGTCCTGGCGGATCCAGTGGACGCCGTCGGAATGGGCCAGGGTGCTGAGGTCGCTGACCAGCGCCACACACTGCGGATAGGACGCGGCCGGCGGCAGCTTGGCCTGGACGGCGGCGAACACCGGCTTGGGCTCCTCCGGCGTCTGCAGCTCGCGGATCGCGTCGTGGATCGACTTCAGCACGGCGTGGAAGGCGGCCGGGATCCCCGGCCCGATGGGCGTCAGCATGGTCAAATTCCCCTGGTGATGTCGAAGCCGGCCGCCGCCCGCGGCGGCGTGTCGGTGACGAGCGTCCGCGCGGCCCGGGCGCGGGCGTCCTTGGCGTTGATCTCGTCGATCGCCCGCGACAGCCTGGCCTCGTAGGCGCCGGCCAGCGCGTCGTCCCGCAGGAACGGCCCCGCCTCGCAGAGCGTCGCGAACAGATAGGCGTCGGGATAGTCGCTCAGCAGGCCGTTGGTCGGCGCGGCGTCGGACAGCGCGAACTTCACCAGCATGCGCAGTACGAAACCATAGGCCTGATCGCAGGGCCGCTCGAATGCCAGGTTCGCACCATCGATGCTCCAGCAGCGCGGCTCGCCACGCAGGCTCGAGGCGCCCAGCAGGCCGGGCTCGATGAACCGCAGGGGCTCCCGCTCCGCGCCGCCCACGATCCATAAGGCCAGAGGCTCGGCAAAGCCGGCTGGCAGCGGGATGGTCCGCGCGCCGACTGTCGCGGTCAGCACCGCCTCGGTTTCCGCCAGCCTCGCTCTCAGCACCCGATTGAGCCGGCTCTCGGCCAGGGTGATGAATTCCGGAATCCGCGCGGTCAGGTCGCCGCGCACCAGCCAGTTGGCCGCAGCCGCCTGCAGCTCGGCATAGGTCGTGATCGCCATGGGCGCCTCGATTGCGATGTCGGAAGGGCCCGGGCGGCCGTCGCCGGCCGCCCGGGGTTCAGCGGGCAGTTGGCGCTAGTGGTTCGCCAGCCGGCAGGCGAGCTGCGGACGAATGGTCTTGAAGCCGTAGAGCACGTCCAGGCGGCACGGGAACTTGTCGCTGTTGATGTCGTACTGGCGCACGATCCGCATCGACACCCCGTCGAAGGCCTCGCGGGCGGCGAAGTCGACGCCACGCGGCATCACCATGTCGGCGCTGGCGAAGGCGAAAGCTCCCTTCTGATAAGCCATGGAGATCCCGTAGTTGGTGGAGGCCGTCCCCGAGAAGGTGATGGCGGCCGCCGAGGCCGGCGAGCCGGACACGTTCTGGCCCGCGCCGCTGGTGACGATCGCCGGGCTGATCGTGAACGAGGTCGTGGTCGACGTCCCGCTGATCACGAACTGCTGCAGGATCCCCGTCGACTGTTTGGTCTCCGGATGCACCCGGAAGACGCCGGCGATCGTGAACACGTCGCCGAGCGCAGGGACGCCTGTGCCGGTGTTCACCGTCAGCGCGCCGCCCGTCTGCGAGGCGCCGTTCACCTGATACCCGGCCGCGGCGCTGCGCGGATGCGACGGCCACAGCGTGTTCTCCATGAAGTCGAACCCGGCGGTCCGGCCCATGAAGCCCTCGCGGTTCTGCTTGCTGATCGTCGTCTGGTCGTTGAACAGGCCCTTCAGCGCGTCCACCAGGTCGACGTTGTCCTGGGTGTTCAGGTTGCAGGTCCGGCCGTTCAGCGGCGCCAGATTGTCCACCAGGATCTTGCGGCCCTGCAGCACCTTGGTGAAGGTCGCCGCCTGCCCCTGGTTGTCCACCTGATTGTAGACGTCGCGGTACATGGTCATGGCGTCGGCCTCGATGTTGGCCGCCAGCACGCTCATCGCTGGTTCGATGATCCGCTCGGAGAAATCGTCCAGCGCCAGCGTCAGGTCTACCGACGTGAAGTTCAGGTCGACGCCCTTCTGCGTCTGCACCTTCAGGTCCACCGAGGTCTCGGTGGTGTCCTGGGCGGCCAGCGTCGAGCCGGTCCGCACCGTGTACTGGTTGGGCAGGCGCACCTTCAGGGTGTCGCCCACCTTGGCGCCCTGGCGGGCGAAGCTGTCGTCGTATTCGCGCGTGATCGAGCCCACGAAGTTGAGCTTCTGATGCAGCACGCGCAGGGCCTCCCGCGTCACCGCGGTCGGCGTCAGGATGGCGTTGGCCATTCGGTCGTCCTTTCAGGATTGGATGTGAGGAGGCCGCGCAAAACGTCCGAGGCGCGGAAGCGCGCGTGCTCGGTCGGAGCCGGAACCATCGGCTGCGGCTTGGTTGTCTGATGCGCTGCCCCGCCCTTGCCGGCGGTGTCACCGAGGCGGGCGCGAGCGGACTGTGGGTTAGGGTCTGGTCACCGGCGTGGTGTCGAGCCGCGGGGACGCCTCGATCGACGATCCATCCGGCCTGCGGTCCACCAAGGTGATCTTGCTGGTCAAGGTCTCGGAGCCGGACACCGTCCAGCGGGTCATCCAGGGGCCGCCGCTGGTCACGTACTGGCCCGCGTCGCAGGCGACGCAATGGCCGGATGCGTCGAGGACCTTGACGCGAAACACGTCGTCCCCGCCGCTGTTCGTCTGGAACGTCAGGTCATCGCAAGGTCCATTGCAGGTCTGGACCATCGCGCGGCGCTCACCGCTGATGACGATCTTCACCCCGCCATGGCGACTGACGTCCGCTCCATTCGACAGCACCTGCACGTTGAAGGGTCTGGGTTTCCATTCGCCCAGCTGGTCCCGGAGCCACAAGACCGAAACGGCTGCGAGTGGCAGCAACACGCCCGCGGCAAGCCCGGTGCGAAATGGCGTCAGGCGAAAACCTCTGCGGCCCGCAGTCGCCTCACTCATGGCCGCCTCGCGTGAACAGGGGGGCGCTCTCGATACGCTGGCCCCCCAATGGCTTCACCCGTCGGCATAGGATGCATTTGCCGTCGGCCCCCGTGATTTGCACAGATCGCACGGAGGTCTGATCGCCAAGATCGTCGCAAACGCCCCTGCAATCTTCCCGGATGACGTCCTGCCAAAGGTCGAGCTTGACCCTTGTCCCGCCGAGACGGCTGGCCGCCGCACCCGAAAACAGCAACGGGGCCGAGGGTGTCGAGTGCGCCGTTGCACCGGGCAGCCGGGACACTGCGATCGACACCAGCATCAGTCCGCAAAAGCCCGCCAGGCCGACTGCAAAGCCACCGATGAACTTCCACACGATCGCGCCGCTCCAAGCTTCACTGCTGCATGCTAACCGATCGGGAACGAAGAGGGAACTTCATTCGCGCCGGGACTATTGGTAGCCGGGAAGAACGGGGCGCGTCTGAAGATGAGAAGGGTCAATGGGCCGCCCGTCGATCGCCGCGGCGATACCTTCTGCGTTGTTGCGTAGGTCCATACCGCTCTCCGAGAGCGTCTGCAGGAGCGAGGGCGGATATGGACGCGTTTCGTACTGCGGGCGGCCCAGGCGTTTGCCGAGATACTGAGACCTGTTGTCCCAGAGATTCTGGCCTTCGTGGTACACGCCGACCAGGCCGGAGAAGCCAGGCCCTAGGTCCGACGCCATCCGCTGCGACCATTCGGCGTGGCGCATCGCATCGCCCGCGTCGTTGTGATGACCGGCGAACTTGTCAGACTCCTCGCGAGCGATCTGCTCGCCCGCACCTTTTTTCGCAGAGAAGTCCCACCAGGGGATCGACGGCGAGGACCTCAGGACCGGCGCTCTCGCGAGCGCCGCCTGTTCGGGGATCGTCAGCAATGGCGCGCCGCGACCGCCCGGCTGGGCTTGCAGGAACGCGGCCATCAATGGCCCTTCCGAACCAGTTCATTTCGCCGCTTCATCCACTCCTTGGTGCCGAGTTCGTCGCGCACCCCGCCGCCGCCGGCCGAGGCGCCGCTGACCAGCACCGCCGGTCGGATCGACTGCGCCAGGACGGCCGCGCCTGCCGCGCCCTCGTCCCGGATCGCCTGATCGGCGTGGTAGGCCTTATGCAGCAGCTTCCACAGCCGTGGGTCGGCCATCCGGGCGAGTTCGTCGTTCGTCACGCCGAACGCCCGCGCATAGTCCACGAGCTTGGCCGCGATTTCCGGCGACCAGCCGTCGATTTCGCGCTGCAAGGTCCGCCCGGTCCGCGCCATCTCCTCGGCCGCCTCGCGCGCGGCCCGCAGCTCGCCGCGCTCAGCGTGGTGGGATAATGCCTGGGCGAGCCCGTCGCGGGCGTGGGCCATGGCCTGGAACCGGCCCCACAACGCCTGCGCGCCGTGCGGGTCCTGCGCCGCATAGGCCTGCCAGTCGACGCCGCCGAACTCGGCAAGCTGGTGATCGAGGGCGGCAAGCTGAACCTGGTCGTGGCTCGCCTGGCTGGCGGCCTGCGCGTGCGCCGCCAGCATCTGCCGTTCCGCAATCACCGCCCGGCGGTGCTGCGCCAGCTCCTGGGTTTTGCGCGTGTAGTCCGCCTGCCGCAGGAACGCGCCCTTCAGCGCGGCCGGCAGGGTGTGGACCTGGCCATCCACCTCAAGGTCGAAGGTGTCGTCGGGACCTCCGGCCTCGCTGCCCTCAGGAGCCTCCGCCGATGTGGAGGCAAGGTCGTCTGCGCGCACGAGGTTACCCTCGCCCGCGGCGTCAGCGTTCTTCATGATGTCCCCTGTGATGTGGCGCGCGCGGCGCCGAAGATTGGTCCCGGAGAAGCCGGGCCAGGTTCGTCCTAAGCAGTCGCCATTTTACGCCGCCGCACCCGCAAGCCGCCGTAGAGGCAGGCCGCCGCAACCGCGATCCAGGCGATCTGCCATGGCGCCGTCGCCAGCACTCCGACCCCTGCCCACCTCGCGAACGCGCCGAGGCTGGTGAACACGTCGGCCCCATCGCAACGGTGGTCGAAGCGGCACCCGCTGAACAGCGCCATCATCGATCCGCCCGCATAGAGGGCGAAGATCCATCCGGCGACGAGACCCGCCACGCCGCCATGCCGCCCAAATTTCAACGCTCCCAGAAAGGCCGAGGCGGGAGGAAGCGCCAGGATCACGGCGACACCAATCAGCAGGAAGCCAACGACCGGCGCCTGGGCGTTCGGCAGTCGGTCCGCAATCCACCCGAGAAGGCCCAGCACGGCTAG